TTTAACGTAGGTGATTCATGGCACCGCTTCGTCCCATGCTCCAAACGGTTGATGCAGCGCCATACGATTACCTTCTTCCCATTTTTTGCCCAGGTTGTCCTCCGGTAATGGGCTCCGCACTCGTTACAGACCATGATGCCCGTCAGCGCATATTTGGAACTATATACGCCCTGGGCCGTCTTCCCTTTCCGGGTCCCGGCTTTTTTTAACGAGGAGCGTCTGGCAATCTCCTCCTGTATCTTGTAATAGACTGTCTTCGGGATGATTGCCTCATGATGATTCTTCACATAGTACTGCTTCTGCTGGCCCGAGTTCTTCACCCTCCGTTTGGTCAGGTAGTCTGCTGTGAACGTCTTTTGTAACAGCACATCCCCCATGATTTTTTCATTGGTCAGTATATTGTAGATGGTACCCGTGCTCCATGTTCTCTTACCTGTGGCGGTCTCTATTCCTGCGTCCTCCAGCCTGTGCCTGATTCCTTCCAGGCTGTCCCCGTCCAGGAACCATCGGGCCATGCTGCGGATGACCGCGGCTTCCTCCTCCACGATGCACATCTCTCCCGTTGGCGCCTTCCTGAATCCATAGCTTCTCTGTCTTGTGGACTCTCCCTTTTCAAATTTTCTCGCATACCCCCACTTGACGTTAGTGCTGATGGCACGGCTCTCCTCCTGTGCCTGGCTGCTCAGGATGGTCAGTATCATTTCCGTTGAGTCATCCAGGGTGTTGAGGTTCTCCTTCTCAAAGTACACGGCCACGTTCTTTTCCCTGAGCTTTCTCACCCAGGAGATGCAGTCCACCGTATTCCTGGCAAACCGGCTGATGGATTTCGTAATGACCATGTCCACCTTCCCCTTCATACACTGGTTCATCAGCTGATTAAAGTCATCCCTGCGAAAGGTATTGGTCGCGCTGCGTCCATCATCCGCGAAGACACCGGCGAATATCCAGTTGGGATTCTGCATGATGTGCCTGGTATAATACTCAATCTGTATGTCGTAACTGGACTGCTGCTGTTCCAGCTCCGTGCTGACGCGGCAGTATGCCGCTACCCGCAGCTTCCTGATTTCCCGGACCGACTCATCCGCCGGGTTCCAGGTGGCCGGGATGACCTCCACGATTCGTTCCGCCCTTGGCATGTAATCCCTCCTTTCTGGCTAATTCCCTGGTCTGACTTTCCCGTTTCATCCGGCTGGTTTCTTCCAGCCTACTCTGTACCTGTGCAAACAGTTCCCGTGTCACCAGAGCAGGAAACTCCTTGTCCCCAAGGTAAACAGGGTTGGTAAGGATATTTCGGATGCAGCTGTGGCTCCATGCTGGCTTTCCTTTCTGGTTGGGTATGGACTGACGTATTAGCTCGTTTGCCAGTGCTGTCAGCGACATCCCTTCCGCGTAGGATTGGAATAACATCGGGACGATTGGACCGTATTGCTCATGGATGATTGGCGTTTCCTGTCCATCCAGCCAGTATCCGAAGGGGACACAGTAGCGTATGTTTTTCGATTTCTTATCCTTCATTTTTATTTCTGGGTACTGATGTACTACCGCATTGTTTATTAGTTCAAATCTCAGGCTTCTATCCGGTTGGACCTCTATCCTCTTGATGAGTTTGAATATAGATGCATCGATTGCTATCGACGAATCGAATTCTGTTGCCTGGGAACCATCCAATCCCCGAAGGTAATCCTCTATCTGACGGGTCAATTCTGTCATCTTTATCTCTCGGTATCTCCTGGCAGCAATCTGAAAATAGAGTTGCTCCATCCGTTCATAGTCTTCATTGCATTTGTTCCAGTACCCATTTAATTCAGATTCCATACATTGTCTCTCTTTGATAATTCTGGTCAGAATCTTTTTCGCTTCCTCATGGTACAGGGTCGGATCTGTTTTCATCCGCACAAGAGCTTGTAAGAACATTCCATCCAACTGCTTCTCTGTCAGGATGGGCATCTTACATGGTTCCTTCGTGGCCGGGTCATAATGCCTGCATTTCCAATATCGGACCTTCTTCCTGTCCTCCTTGCCACTCTGCTTATAGATGGAATATCCCCCGCCGCAGCTGCTGCATATCAACCGTCCTGTATACATGGATGTTCCCTGGATGGAGCCGGTTGGATGACGCTGGTTCCATATATCCCGGGAGCGTTTCAGATGTTCCTGTACCCGTTTAAACTGCTCGTCTTCAATCATTCTCGGGTACGGTTCCACTCCCAGATAGTCCTTGTTACGCAAGATTTTTCGGATAAGGGCTGGTGACCAGGACGGTCTTCCATGGGTGGTAGGTGTCTTCCTGTCTTTTAGCATTCCTACTATCCTTTTGATGGATTCTCCTCCGTCATATGCATCAAAGATAAGGTGTACAGCCTCACTCTGCTCTGGATTCATTCTCATGTATCCGTCAACCAGACGGTACCCGTAGGTGATATAGTTATTCACATAGCATCCCTCCTATCATATGACTGGCTCATGTAAGATAAGTCCGCACCGCAGATGGTATCCCAGCTCCCTTCCCTTTCCCACCGAGACCTCCCGAACCAGGAGGATGAACTGGCCATCGTCGAATGCCTGCATCTTCCCATCATATCCCTGGAGCTGGTGCAGGGTGGACTGCAATCCTGTGATGGTATCCTGGTGGGCACCTCTACTGTGCAACTGTTTTTCCTCTGACCTGCATCTGCTTAGCTCCCTTTCAATCTTCTGGCTCTCCTCAAAATAAAGAGCAGAGTCGATACACTCATTTGCTTTTAACTGCCTGAGTATATGTCTCTGCTCTTTTAGTTCCAGTTTCTTTTGACTTAAGCTACCCAATGCCTCATGAAATCCATTGGTTTCCTGCATCTTCTTCATCCCCCGGATGACCGGGTCCAATATCTCGTCCGCGTGCTCTTTCAGGGTGTTGAATGTATTTACAAACATTCTTTCTATATCCTCTTCCCATATCTCATTGGTAAAGCACCGGCATGCCTCTGACCGGTGCCCCGGACATCTCCACTTGATGGACACTCCCTTTTGTTTCTTCTCCTTCTTACGGATGAACGCTCTCCCGCATTCCCCGCATACCACCTTCCCGCTTAGGATATAGGCTCCTCCACTCCCACGCGGGTTTATCCTGGCCTGATTGCCAAGACGGTGCCCCTTTATCTGTTGTAACCTCATCTGTTCATCCCTGTTCAGGATACCTTCATGGTCATCCCTTATATAGTACTGTGGCTTCTTCCCATAGTTTTTCTCCGTCCGGAACGGCACTGTCCCGGTTGAGTAAGTCTTCTGGTGAAGGCAGTCACCCACCGTTTTCTCGTTGAACAAGATCCGAAGGACTGCCTCGGAGGACCAGCGACCGCCATAAGGCGCCGGTACTTGGTTCTGATTCAGGCAGTCAGCTATCCTCACCCCGCTCATTCCATTCATGTACATGCTGGCCATCCTGCGGACCCATGCTGCCTCATCCTCCTTGACAGCCAGCTCCTTCTCATCATCCTTATCGTATCCATACGGCCGCCTGCTTATCACGAATGTACCATGCCGGAATCGGTTCACCGCTGACCAGTGGACGTTTTGGGATATGTTTTCAGACTCCTGCTGTGCAACCGCACCGTATATAGTCAGTATCCCTTCACTCTCCTCCGTCATGGTATTCAGGCGTTCCTTCTCGAAATACACACTTCCCCCTATTTCCTTCAGATGGCGGACCGTAGATAAGGTGTCCACTGTGTTCCTGGCAAACCGGGTGATTGATTTGGTTAGTATGAGGTCTATCCTTCCTTTTTCGCACTCCTCCAGCATCCGTTGGAAGTCCTCCCTCCCCCATCTGCTGGTTCCGCTTATACCCTCGTCCGCATAAATCCCGCAGAATTCCCAGTCCGGATTCTTCTGGATAAGGCCTTTATAATACTCCGTCTGTGCGTCATAGGAATGATACTGGCTATCGTCATCCGTGCTGACACGGCAATATGCACACACCCGGATTCCCCGTATCTGGTATACTGTATGTTCCGGTATGGCCTTTGGAATACATAATACTTCCGCCACTCGCTGTGCCTCCTTTCCTGCGTTTTCAACAAGACACATTACCACACTTCCTGCACCATATCAAGTATCAGTTCTCATATTTCCCAAATTTTCATACAACATGTTGGGAACATATCCTTTGGTACTTCTGTAGGACCATGTCGTAAATGA